CATGAGCAGCTACAGCTCCAGACATTTTTATTTAATATACGAATATATTTTTTTTTTAAATTAAATTCGTATATTAATTTTATGTATTAATTTTATGTATTAAATTTATGTATTAATTTTATGTATTAAATTTATGTATTAAAATTATGTAATTTAGTACATAGCAAGAGAAGCCGCACCAGCCTTGTAGAGACCGGTGGTCTCGCCTACGCCAGTTACATTAATTTGACCCCTAGCAATCGTCATACCACTGGAAGTGATATCGGGGTGGCTGAAAGTTAATAGAAGGCGGATGTTATCGAAGCGGTTAAGGGGTACCGACGACCCGCCGAATGCGCGAGCAGCCAATGGGAAAACATAGTAGCCCATGCCAGTATCTAACTGTGACTTGTCGAGGTTGAATTCGTTAGCATATAGACCAAGAGACTTATTGGTGATACCCTTTAGGAGAGTGCCGTCCAACTGACCCGAAAAGGAAGACGAGTTAAGCTTAAGCTCGGCATACTTTAGGGCCGGCATATCTTTGGCGCTCAACCCAGGGAAACTGGCGGTGATTATAAGATGCGAACCGTAGATGGAATAATGGTCTAGGTCGACAGTGATTGCCTGATCTGGGTAGATCTTGGCAGGGAACGGAACATTTACGTTCTGGGTCATCTTGAGACGCTTGGGAATACCATTGGCCATGTTCTTCATCTGCTCGCGCTCCTCGTTACACATAATCATGTGCTGGGCGTATAGCTTAGTAGAAAGAGTGGCTGTTGGTACCCACGGCGTTTCTACCTGAGAAACATATTGGTGACCCGCGCTATCATTCCAGCCCTCCTTGGCGTAGACATTGTCTGCCTTAAAGATATCGGCGAATGTCGCGTAGTGAACCTTAACCTTTACATTCTGATGAGGCGCGGCGGCCATTAGGTAACCGTCCTCGGAGTGCTGGGTGAAATTTTCGAGCTGGGGCGCAATGGACTTAGTAAGCATTGGTAGAGGAATAAATGCCTGGTACTTAGCACCTGGGGCCCAACTTGGGGGACCCGTATGCTCCCTCTGACCATCAGATCTTACGAAACCAGAGGTCTGAAGACCAAGACGATTATATGAACTCTCCGGGAGCTCAGTGGCGTTAATAGCGAGAAGGTCGCTGTATTCAAGTGTCTGCCAAATCTGTGTACCTACCTGAAACTCGATACGCTTGATTATATTAGCAAGGGGGAATTTTACCTTAGATGTAAGATTAGACTTAGCCCATTTACCCGAACGTGTCCATGTTGCTACATCGGTCGGTGCGGACAGCCCTTCGCCGTCAGCATTCAATGAGTTTTTGGGTACAGAATCAAAGAACTCCTGCCATCTCGGGGCGGGCCCTAGGTAACTCTCGCCAAGAGACGGGGTACGTGGAACGGCGGCTTCGGCGTAGTCGAGCCCGTCCGACCCAGAGACAGAGATAGGCCTGGTCTGTCCCGCCGCCGACAGGTCGGCAGCATTTACAGCCGCTTGAGCGTCAGAAAATGTCATTAACATTGCACCTCGCGCATTGGCTCCCTTGGCACGTGCGGTGATGCGGGCGGCTTGGCCGGCGGCGGCAGCGTCGGTGGTGTTCCCGCCGGCGGCGGTGGTGGCGGCGGAGGCGACGGCGAAGTCTAGATCGGCCGGACCATCGTTATACTCACTTACTAGAAGTTTAATGTCATCGGTGTATAAAGTTGCGAGGCGCAAATCCAGTGGCTCGATTGGCATGCCGGCGGCGGCGGAGGCGGTGGCGGCTGCGGTGTTGACGGCTGAGAGGGTACCGGTCAGTGTCCACAAATTGGAACCGGATACAGGAGGTGCAAATTTAATTAAGTCCCCGTTCGCCCGGTCCGCAGTGGTGGCGTACCCCGACACCCCAGCTAAAGCGTTCATGCCCAAGAGCTCGGCGTCGGTCGGGACGAAGCCCTGCGCCGTCGCGCCTAAAGTAAACGCGGCTGCGATGGAGGATGGAGGGTCGTTCTTGTCGCGCGCGTAGCCAAAATGTTCAGTAAAGCGAAGGGTCGTCTTCATGTCACCGGTACTCGCAGCTGGCTTGTTTAGTTCAACTGCGAGCGATAAATACATATCGCCTACACAATCTACATCATTATTAACCGTGAAAATCTGGCTGCCACCCCATGAAGCGTTCTTACCAGAACCCGACGTGGGAACCTCCATTGTAGACGAACCGTATAGAAGCTGACGGGAAGTATCATTGTCGTTCCAGAAAACAGATACTACATCACCGGTCGATGAATCACTGATTTTATTTGTAACAGCAAGACCCTGGGTCCCGCTTCCGTTATACGAAGCATGAGCAGCTACAGCTCCAGACATTTTTATTTAATATACGAATATATTTTTTTTTTAAATTAAATTCGTAT